AACGCCAGCTCGTCTAATGTGATGTAATTCTGCTGGTGTTCCCTCATTGCCTTGATGCCTACATAATGAACATCCCAGTTCACTAATTTTGCGATACTTTTCTTTCTCAAGTTTAGTTGCCATTGATATGGTCTACGGTCATCTGCTCTAGCTTTTCTGCTGAATCAGAAATATCAACGCTTAATTCAAGCATTTGGGTGTAATCCTTACGGTTTAAGGCATCGTCATACATTTTGCAAAATAGTTTAAGGATTAAAAATTCTTCTGTGAGTTTTAACATTATTTTAATATCCGATCTTGTGTGCGGTTAGATACTTCTAGGGTTTGCCAAGTTGAATGTCTTAATCTAGCGGCTTCAAGTTCCCACTTTAGCTTTTCAGCGTTTTCTGTGGCCGTGCCAATAGAGTTGCATAAGTCTTGATACTCTTGGCTGGCATAGGCTTCACGCTCTTGTGCTCCAATAGTTTGCTCACCTGACTTCTTCATCATAATGGATTTAAGTGAACTCTTAAAGGTTTCAAGCTGGGCTAATTCACCTTTAGCTTGTGCGTACTTACCTGCGTTCTCAAGGATAAAGTCTATACACTTGTTGGGGTCTATCTCTCTCATCTTCCTAATCTTTGTTTTATAAGTTTTTTAATATTTTCTTCATCATCAGGGTATTGTTTTAATAACCTAACTACTTCATTCCAACCGCGTCTTTTGGCTACCCCAATGTACCAATTAACAAGATATTCATATTTCGAGTGTCCACCTAATTTTGTCAGCTTGACTTTGAAGGGCGTTTCGTTTGCGTTTTTCACTTGACCATTCCTGAAACTTACTTACCGTGTCTAACTTCCAATTTGCGGCTTTGTATATCGTACCTGTATGAACTTCAGTATCTTGATAAGAAACCAGCTTTGTTACATCAGGAAAGCGTTTTTTGATGTCTTTAACCATTTTAGAAATCATCCATGTAGCCGTAAATTTAGGGGCATCAGGAGCAACAGCCAACCGCCTTAATTCAAGCCAAACTTGGTCTTTAGCCATACGATTGCCAGCAACAGGGTCAGTCCACATAGCCACAGCAAAACAATGATCTTGATATTCAGCCCCATAAAAGACTTTATGAGCGTTTCTAACCATGTTTGAATGACTTGTAACGGGCAAACGGCTATGCCAATCCATGTTTTTATCCATTGCGTAATCTACGCCAACTTCACGCAAATTCATAAAGGTTGGTGATGCAGGAGCAATACGCTCTTGCATAAATAAATCCATCATAGCTGTTCTTCAAGTTGCTTTATCTTCTGACTAATTCGTGCTCGCCATTGTTGCCAACCTTCACCAGCGTAAGCTGGGCATTGAACTTCTTGGGCTTTGGCTTTGGTTAATTCTTCACTGGAATACCAAGGCAATTCAGGTTTCTTGATTTTCTTAACTTCCATGTCTAATTCATCTTCCCAACGACCTTGATTTAGCCAAGTAGCAGGATGGGGAATATAGTCTTTTTCCGTCTGCTTTAGCTTCCAATATTCAAGATGGTTAGAAAGGGCGTTAAACGCATCTTCTTGCTCTTGATGGGTTAGCCTGTCCCATGACTTTTCAGCCGCCCTACGCCCCTGTTTACGGGGATACAAACTATAAAATTCATTGAAGTTCATTGTTGTTTATCAGGTTGTGGACTTTTTGGGATATTTTTAAAATATATTCAATGTCATTTAAGGAAAGCTGACCCATCAATTGCAATATCTTCATAACCGCAATATCGTTGTCTAGCACTTGGGGTTTAACTAAAGTTTCTATCATGTTCTAGTTCTTCAAGTTGCTGTCGCAATGCTACACATTCAGCTTCTAGCATTGTGTTTCTTGTTTCTAGTTCGGTTATCCGTACTGTGATTTGGTGCAAGATTTCCTGTAAATAGGGGTTCATAGTGATCCTTGATTAGTTTTTTGTCTTTTTCAATAAACTATTTGATGATGTTTTTTGCTCGTTCAATGACATCATCTTCAGGTTTAACTTTGTACACATCAATTGCTTGGGTAATAAGACTGACAATTCCGTGCTGGACAAGACACTCAAGTCCTGCTTTGTCAAAATTAACTTGAGCATCGGCTGACCCATCTTTATGCTCTTTCGTGATCTTTACTTGTATCTTCATTATTTGCAAACTTTAAAATAGGTTTATCCAAAGCAAGTTTAGCTAGTTCTATGTAACGGTCAACTTCTAGCCTGTCCTCGCCACCAATAGCCGCTTTAGTATGTCCAATCGGTTTTCCCATTGTGTCGTAAAACACTTCACGAATCTCAAAGTAATCCTCATATGGACTACTCATATTTACTAAGCGTAAATCCCAAGTCATGTTTTCACCCAATATAAAATTATTAACAAAAAAAGCATCACCGCACCCAGCACGGCAAAAATTCCTACAAAAAAAATAAACATTAAATTTTCCATATTGTGAGTATAGTTAAGCAAACTTAATGTTAATAATTATTTTAGGTAATTGTGGCGAAAACGCAACACTAATATTCTAAGCCAGCATAATCCATCATATTGCATTGATTGGCTATCAAAAGAGTGCGTAAGCCTTGTAATGCTTTGCGTAGCTGATAGCGATTTGGTTCAGGGCTTTCAGCTTCGTTAATGATTAAATAAAGTAATCCAAAAACTTCATCCTGATCGTTGTAGGCTTGATAGGCCGCACTTTCAAGGATGCTTACTTTACGCTCAAGTTCCTGAAGTTTGGTTAAAGGTTTTTGTTTTTTTACTGCAGTTTTTTTGGTTGCCATATATCACTTTCAATAAAAATAGCCCCCGTAGGAGCTGGTTAATTATCTTGAAAAAATTGCTTCTGCCGCCCAGCTTTCGAAACGCATGGCTGGCTGGCCATCAACTTTATCGTGCATAGCCCAAGTAAAGTTACGACCGTTCATATCAGGATCAAGATCGGGATAAACTTTTTTAGCTTCGTCAAGGTTTGAAAATTCATAGCCCTCACGCATAGACAATACAACGACTACTGGGCAGTTTGCTGGGAATGGTAATTTAGTCATTTGATGCTCCTTTTTCTATCTCACTCGACATTGAGTAACGCTATTATCTTAAGTTATCTTAACTTTAGCAAGCATTATTTTTAAATATTTGATAAGGAAAACCCTGATTCGTTGTTTTTAGTTATAGCTAGCCCAAAGGTGATAAGCCTTCATCCATTCAAGAAGTTGTACTTGAACTAATGCTCCCAAAGGTAGTGTTCATTCGATTACAAGGTTGTCTGTCACCATTGTCCTTGTATCTTGTGTAGTCGCCACTCAACGCTACGGGGCTTGCTGTCAGGTGTAAACCAGCCCATGTTTTATTCCACGCCACCCATTTAAGTGCTTTATATCGTTTGGAGTACGAATGGGACTGAAAATAAAAAAGGGCTTTAGGGGTGGCTTTATGCTGAAACGGCTTGGGAAATGCCTCTTATCTCATTTCCTAAACCCACAAAGTCACCTCTAAAACCCTAGGTATCGAGTGTTTCAGTCCTCAATACCGTAATTATGCACCATTATTCCAATTCAGGCCATATCAGTTTGTAATTGTTTGGAAACAGATTTTTACGGCTTACTAAACCGTGGCTTTCCTTCTCTAGGGTGGCGGCTAGGATCACCAGCTTATCGTAAGGTATTTCACCGTTTTGCCACATAGACACGGCCGCAACCGATGTACCTACTAGTTTAGAAATGCGAGTTGGACCACCTAATAATTTGATCAATGCGGTTGATGATAATTTTTCCATAAGCTATCTTAACATTTATGCAACATATTTGTAAATAGTTGTTGCTTTATAAATTAAGCTGGCTTAAAATTAGGGTTCGGTATATGCCGTGTTAATTAGGAGAACTCGTATGAGTGAGCAAGATCAAGACTTTCACAGCTTCCAACAACATTTGGAACGCATTTTTAAAGACCTCGAGGATGGGGTATTTATTACAGCAGATGAGATAGGTGACTTACGCTATGCGTGTGGTTTGCCATCACCAGTACAAAAAAACCCCGTATTACAAGCAGTCTTTGATGACTTTTCAACTATTTTTAGGAGCAAGCAATGATTATTTCAGATAACAGTAAAGAATTTAAAATAGCCCCAGCAGGGTTACACATGGCTCGTTTGTATTCAGTCATTGACCTAGGCCACCAAGCTACCGAATGGGCTGGCGAAACCAAAATCATGCACAAAGTTGTATTGACTTGGGAATTGCATGGTAATGATGACCAAGACCAACCATTAAAAACAGATGACGGTAAACCTTTGATTGTGTCTAAGCGTTATACCGTTAGCCTTGGCGACCAAGCTAGATTGCGTCAAGACCTAGAAGCATGGTCTAACAAGAAAATGACCGCAGAAGATCGCAAGAAGTTTGACTTGCGTAACCTACTTGACAAGTTCTGTATGGTCAATATTACTCACTCAGAAGATGGCAAATACGCCAACATCAGCGGTATTAGCCCTGTACCGTCTGCTTTGCGTAATGCTCAACCAGCAGGTATCAACCCTTGTTTGCATTTTTGGTTAGCTGAATTTGACCAAGCTAAATATGACGGTTTGCCAAAATATTACAAGGAAAAGATCACTGAATCGTCTGAATGGCGTGGCCAAAAACAGCGTGAAGCTAATGAGCCAAAAACTGAAGATACTAACCTTGACGATATTCCATTTTAAGGATTAAAAATGACTAACAAAGAAGATGTAATAAGTACATCAGAGATAGGTCAAAAATTGGGCGTTCATGTCAATGCAGACTTTATTGCTAGTGTAGTAAAACCAACATTTAGAACCGAAATGGGCATTTACTGGCATAGAAATAAATTGCCTTTAATTGCCATTGGTGTCGGCACTAAATTTGTTGCAATGGGTATGGCAATGCTGGATGAACAAAATGATAGTTAAAGAAAAGGTAGAGCAAAATGGTCATTGGTACACTAAAGACGGCACTCCAGCCTATACAACCATCGGCAAAACTGGCGAACGGGCAACAACGCTTCGGGATGCACGAAAAGAAGGACTTCTGCCAAGTGTTACAACAATTAACGGCCAGTTATCAAAAGCAGGCCTTGATACATGGAAACAACAGCAAGTCCTTTTAGCCGCTTTAACTTTGCCAAGAGAAACCAACGAACCTGAACAGGAATGGTTAAAGCGTGTAATGCAGGATAGCCGTGCTACTGGCAGGGATGCGGCAGAACGGGGTACAGCGATCCACGCCATTATTGAAAGCTATTTTGAGCAAGTGTATATGCCTGAAAAACCGCCTTATCTTGATGCGATTGATAGTACGCTCAAGAATGCGTTTGGAGAGCAACCATGGCTTGCAGAGCGTTCTTTTGGGCATCATCTAGGGTTTGGTGGCAAGTGCGATTTGATGGCTAAACCAGTTAACGGTAACGGTACTGGGTTCATTGTGGACTTCAAAACAAAAGATGTTGACCTTGATAAAGTAGATTTATACTTCGAGATGGAAATGCAGTTAGCGGCCTACCGTGAAGGACTATCTTTGCCTTCTGCACGGTGTGCAATCGTATTTGTTAATGGAACGACTAATCAAGTAAAATTGATAGAAGTAGAAGAACCCCAGCTTCAAAAGAGTTGGGAGTGCTTCCAGCATTTGTTAAGGGTCTATCAGATCAAGAACAATCTTTAATCCTTCACGGGAACGGGGGAAAGCAAAAATGCTTCACATACAGGCTTGTAAGTACCCCAACTTTTTTAGGGCGTTAAGCCGCCATAGTAGGATGCAGTAAGTTAGGGTTTTTGCGGCTTTCCACCTAACAGCTAGTAACTGCCAAATACTGCCTTTATTTATTTTTATATTTTGTTGTTTTTTTGCTAAAAACCCATTTACTTATTAAGCTGGCTTAACATATAATTGTTTTACTCGATTGGCGAGTGAAATAGAAAAGGAATAAAAAATGCGTAAAAATTATTTATTTAGTATGTGGTTAGGTGATACCTACCTTGATATACACGGGTCAGCAGACCCCGATGAACCCAGCTTGGGTCATATAGGCGGTATAGATATAGAAGATGTATTTATTTGTGACACCAAGACCAGCGTGTTAGAAATGATCCACGCTCTCAATTTTGACGAATTTGTAAAAAAAGCTGAAGAAGCCTACTCAGAACTGGAAAAATCATGAAATATTTACTATTACTTACCCCATTAGCTTTAGCCGCCTGTAGTTCTTTTGAACCACCAAATGTCAGCTTAGAAACTGATAAACAGGCTTATCACATGACCCGTGCTCAAGTCATTCTTGGCATTACAGAATGTGAAGATGCTGGTACACGCC